ACACCACTATTACCATCTAAGAATTGATAAGTTTGTGTCAATGGTTTCATATTAACTGCACTAAAACCAGTGTTACGGGATCTCATATAGAGTTCGGTTCCACTGGCAAGTAATCTATCATCAACATTTGTAGAAGAACTTGATCCAACAATAGCCCAACGTCCAGTTGCTCTCAACCAGACCCAGTTTGTTTGATTAATATTTACATCTGCAAGTCTAATTGTTCTTACCCAACTATCACTAGATGGATTAAGTTTAATAGTTCCACTGTAAGAAACGACATGGAATGGGTTCACATTTTCAACCTTAGTTGCCAATGGTTGCTCAATCCAACCAATAGATTCGTACTTTAATGTAATTACATCATTGATTTTTTGAACATTTGAATCATATAAAGAGAAATTGCTACTAAGATCTAAAGTTTCGTCGGTAAAGACCTGGGCAGAAACAGGAAGTAAATTAATACTATTTCTACTAATTTGTGGAGTTAATTCATCATTCTCAAAATCTACTTCAACTTTTGATACATCCGTATTAATTAAATCTGTGTTTTTAAAATCATCGACAAAAAATCCTGTTTTAAATCTATTAAAACCTTGTGCATCCTGAATTTGTAATGTTTGAACATTAAGTTCCAAAAGAGATAAAGAGGTAACTCTTTCAAGATTTTCTACTCTATCTTCAATTAAACCAATATCACGCATCGTATATCTTCTATTATCTGCAAGAAAGACTGACGCATCTTTTGGATTATAAAGATATGGTGGAAGATTTATTGTTGCAATCTCCATTACATCATCAGGTTTTGATGGTGCCTTAGGATCAGTTGATGGGGTTCCTTGAAGAACAATGAAGTTTCCTAATTTATCAAGATATAACTTGTCGATTCTTCCAAGATAAAAATCATATCCAATCAAAGAATTTTCATTCGGAGATAGAATCAACTTTGGATCAGTTCCAAAAGATCTTGAAGAGAAGTCGAATGGTGAAGAAGTTGTGCTAGAAAATATTGATACTCTTGGTCTAAAATCAAGGGTATCAGATGCTCTCACATTGTCTTTACCTATAGATGGGATATCGGAACCAAATCTTTCTGCAGTATAACTATTAACTGTAAATACGTCTCCAGTATCACCAGATGGAATTGAATAATAATCAAATACGATTAAAAGTTGTTTGGTTGGAGCAGATTCTCCGGAGTTTCTAATAATTTTCGAATAATCATAATATTGCTCTTTTTGACCTTTATCAAGTGTAAAACTATTGGTAATATTTTTATAATTTCCTTGGATAATTGTAGCAATTGATGTATTAATGTTGGACTCTTCGAAAGTAACATTCTCACCAGCAATAAATCTATTAGTATTCAAATACACAATACCAAGATTATTTGAAGATGGTTTAGTTACAACTCTGGCGATTGCCTTACTGGATTGTCCAATAATATTCTCACCAACGATTGCATTTGTATCTACATTTGCAATTGAACTAAAGGTTAAAGTATCTAATGAAGGTGCTGAAGTATTTAAAGATTCATACACTGCAATCACTTTTACAACATCTGGGTATTTTAAACATATCTCTTCATCTTGAACCCTTAAACCATAAAATTGATTATATGTTAATCCATCATTAATAGAAGTACTAATTCCTGTACCAGATTCTGGATATTTTGATAGATTTACATTAATGGTTTGACTTCGCGTAAATTGTTTTACTTTACTTTGTGTGCCATTTTTAATAAAGGTGGCATTAATTGTAGAAATATTTTTATTTTGGATATTATTAAATGTTACTTGATTATTAGATAGAGTTACTTTATCTGATGTTAGACCTTCTATGCTACCGTCAGCATAATGAATTGAATATCTTTCCTCATCAAAAGACTGGAATTGAGAAAATGATGAACTAATCCCTAAATCAAAATTTCCTGTTGTAACTGTCAGAGTGTTGCTAGATGGTGTTAAAGTTGTGTTAGATTGTGCTGTAAATGATAATGTGGAGTTACTCAGGTTAGTTGATGCAATATTGGCATCAGGCAATTGAGCATAAAGGTAACCTTTTTGCTCATTTCTAATTTTTGGAGCACCGATTGAAAAAGTTGTACTTGTTTGTGATAATGGCAATCCACCATCACAAACACCCGACACAGTATTAATACCAACAAGTGTCATAGATGAACCATCTGACGAAACAGACAGAACTCTATTGTAAGTTTCGGTAACAAAACCTACTCTTTGGTATCTGATAATTGTATCAGATGCAATTCCACTAAAAGGTTTTCCTGAAGAAGAAACAGCACCTGATGATTGAATAGTAATAACATCTGTTGGAGAAAATCCAAACGCAGTTGTTTTATCTAACTGAGCATCTGCCGCAAAAGCCGTAGAAAAACCAGAAGTTGCAGTTGATTGGAATAAAGATTTTATATCTTGAGTGGAATATACTCTAATTGATTTAATTGTTCTGGGATATAATTCTAGACCATTAATTATAATTTGCTCACCAACAATAAAAGTACCTGATGTCTGTCTAAGAGAAATAATATCAGAACCTGTACCGGCAGCAGTGGCATATCCACTTGCACCACTACTCTTACCCTTTATAAAGGATGTTATTGGAAGTTGAGCACCAGATATTGATTGATTTAACGTTAATTGTGTATATGTTTGAATATCATATAAGTATAGATCCCAATTTGTAGCAACATTCGAGTATGCTGCATCAGTTAAATTAAAAGCATAAACTCTAGCATCACCTATTTTTGTTCCTGTTGCAGCAATTGTTGATGATTTTCTTTGGTTATAGAGATCAATTGAAGACTTTTGTTTTGGCGCTCCAGAAGAATTATTGACTCTAATCAAATTGCCCATTTCAAATGGTATATTAACATTTGATTTTGATAGGGACGTCCTGGGTTTTGGAACATCTACAATTTCTACACCAGTTTTTTCAATATCATAACCTCTAACATAAGCCTTTCCTGGTGAAAACTTAACACACATCAAATTATCTGATGGTATATTATTTTGTTCTGTCTTTTCATTACTAAAGAAAAGACCATCGTTTCCTAATCTATTGTTAAGAGAATTGTTTAATGAAAATTGAAATGGAGTTACAACATAATCCCCAGATTCATCATATGTTCTTTGGGCAAGATAATCTCTAATAATAGAATATTGGGATTTAGTTTCAATCTTTTTAATGTTTCCATCTTGAACTCTTAATAACTCGACAAAATCAGTATCATTCTCAATGTCAGATAAAAGTTTTTTGTCTAATGTTAATGATATTTTAAATCTATCAGATCCAGGTGCTGCATAGTTTGTAAAACCTTTTGCATTATCATATAATGTCGGGTCATCTTTTGCTGTGATGATTTGTTCGTTTACTCTTAAACCTACTCTATATGATGGGGTGTTTGAATAATAATCAAGAATTATTGTTTGCTTAGGAACACGTACAAATGTTCCTCGGATAAAATATACGCCTTCACCAATAGAAGATGCAGATCCAGTAGAAGTTGAACTATTGGAAATAGTGGAAGCGAAAGGTGTACCAGAAGCAATTGTCGTTCCTGAGTATACTACATTTTCACTCGCATATAAAAATTCACCATCTTGGAATTCATTAAATGTAAAATTATTATCGGAATCTTGATATTTTACATAAATGGTTGCATATTCAACTTCTGAATTTGGTAATTGGACTTTTTGTACTGTTGCTGTAGTCCCAGAAGTTTGACCGGTAATTTTTTTCCCAACAAACTGCTCAAGATATGAAATAATATTTGCGCCGTAAATTGTGGGATTTAATTTAACTGAATAAAATTGATTATCGTAAACAATATTTCCAGGGATCACCATTGACCCTTCTTTGAAAATATGACTACCAAAAGATTCTACTTGATCTTGTAGAATAGATTGTAAAGTATTTAATTCTCTCGCTTGAACAGGTTTTCCCGGATTAAATAAAACCTTATAATAATTTTTGTCTTTAGCGCCTACATCAGGCTCATTAAAATCATCATAGTAGGGGCTTACATTAAGATTTGTTTTCTGAGCCATTTCTTAAAATTCCAGGATAATTTTAACGTCTTCTTTTTGTCTAGAACTTCTTGTTACTGTAGGTCTATTATCAATGTAGATTACATCACCAGACTTATTATTTATCTCTGGATTTGCAAGACCATTTGTAAATTCTACCCCCAGATTTACAATTTTATTTGAAATTGTTGTTGTAATACCAGAAAAAGAACTATCTACAGAGGCATTAAACCCACCACCAACTTTTGTAATTTGATTGGTTGAATTAAAATCTAATACTTTTCCTGTAGATGATATACCAATATAATCAGTTTGATCATAAGTTGTGGGGTTGAAGTATAAAGATCTATCTCTAAAATACTTTAGAACTTGTGTTTCAGAATCATATGATGCAACATAACCAATTGCCTTCCCGCCAGTAACTGATTGTTGAATTTTATCTCCAACTGAAATTGAACCTGATGGTGTTCCGCCAAGTTTTAGTGCGTAAACGGCAGAAAATTCTGTTGATGTAAAATTTGTTGTATTAATGCCCGTAGAATCAAATACTGATGGATTTTTCAATATTCCAACTTGAGCAAATTTCGAATCAATAGGGAAGTTTTTAGTTGAATCATCAAATCTAGCATAGATTAAAATTTTATCAGCACCTAATTCCTTATAGATATCAAAACCATGTCCTTTTGATGGTGGTATGATTGGAATCAATTCTGCATATTGACCTGGGATTGTTGTTGTTCCTAAATCAACTAAACCATAAGTATAATTTTTACCACCAGAAGTTACAGTAGTATCTGTAATTCTTCCTGATGAGTCCACTTCTACAGTTACTGTGGCACCACTACCGTCTCCAATAATATTGCAAGACTGTCCAGAAGACAATGTATACCCCAATCCTCTTTTTTCAATATAAACTTTTTTGATTTGATTATCATTTAGAGTGGAGTCGCCATTTTCTCTAACAGCGGTTATTTGGGCATCTGTAGATGTGTCCCAGTCATTTGGTACAATGATATATTCAATAGAATCAAATTTAATAATATCACTCGGTGAGACTGTATAAAGATATTTCCAAAGATAACCATCACCACTTTCACCTGCTGGAGATGGTTCTAAATCTGTAAAAGTTGGTTCATCTTGGGATGCACTTCCTGTTGTATTAATACCAGAGGAACCGTTGTCAATGCAAATATAAACTCTATAATCAGAATTAATAACATAATAGTTAGCATCATATAATCTCATTGCACCGGTAATTGGTGAAGGATTTACAACACTGTAATCGGGTCTGTACATTTCATATTTTGTACCTCTTACCCAATCAATTCTTCTAACTACTCTTTTAACATTTGCACTTGTAATTTTTTTACCAAAAAGAGCAGTCGTTTTGTATTGATTCAAATAATCTATATTATCAGTGGGATTAGGTGGAGTTGTATCCCAATTAGAATCTCTACCAAAACCAGAGGTAGTTGGATTTGATAGACCTACAAAGACATAATATGAATTTGAAGAATCCTGAACAGAATCTATGAAATTGGATCCATTCAGAATTCTAAATTGATCTGTTACAAGTGCAGACATTTGAATATAGTTTTTTCTATATTTATATCAATATCACAAGTTCTTTTCAATTGGTCCAATATTCCTTAAACCATATCCTCTTCTTTGAATGGTTGGGAACGTCGTAAGACCAGCATTAATTGTAAACCCAGAAACTGCAATTGAAACTGGTGAAGATGATCTTGTAAATCCAGATAACTTGCCCCAAGAGAATTTTCCTACAGTTAAACCTGTAGTTGCAATTCCTACGATAGAAGAATTAGATCTAATATTGCAAGTTATTATACCTACACCAGCATCAATTCCACTAATATTATAAATGTTATCTAAGAATGTAGTTCCAATACCAATAATTGCATCATTAGATGAATATATTGAAGTAACACCATTTCCAACTTTGGTGTCAAAAATATAAATTGGATAACCAACTGATAAACCATTAACTGATGATAATGTAAATTTAATTGCTAAATCAGTTCCAATTCCAACTGTTGTTCCAATTCCAGTAATATTTCCTGATGCACCAATAAGTGCAGTAATGTCGGAAATATTTTCATAGGTTGGATCTGGTAGAGGGGCAATGACCTGAGGTACAATACTTGTTGTATAACCAAAACCTGGGTTTGTTATAGTTGCCACAGAAAGAGAACCATTTACAATGGAAATTGATGCAGTTGCAACAGTTCCAATGCCAACACCCACAGTTGGTGGTGCAGATATCTTAACTGTTACTGCAGAACCGACATAACCACTTCCGGAATTATTAATAGTAAGTGATTGAATTGTTCCTGCAGCAGAAACAATCGCTGTAATTGCGGCAGAAACTGGGTCTGGGGAACCAGAGACAATGAGAGCATTAAAATCAATACTTCCTGGTAATTCACCTTCGTAGTTAAAGAACTGTGCATTATCAACATAAACTTCAGTATCAGATATGCCAATGTTTTTAATAATTTTTGCTGTTGGGTATATTTGTGGTTCAATAGAGTCTCTAGATTTAGAAACAATATTACCGTCAATAATTTGATCTGTTTTTTGTTTTGTCCAACTTACAGGCTTTTCATATGTGATATCAATACCATCTAATGTGTATAGATTTGTTTGAACTTTGTCGGAAGAAGGAATATCCGAAATTGTTCTTATATTTTGTGTTGTAGTAATGTCAAGTAAAGCATTGTTACTATAAACTTGTAGGTTGTCTCCTATTTTTAAAGATTCAAACACATCAACAGAAGTACTATCTGAAGAACTACCTTTATAGAAGAAAATTGAAACTTGATCTTCTGGTTTTGGAGCCTGAGTAAATGTAAATGATGTTCCACCTTCAAATTGATATGCAACTTTTGGTTCTTGTAAAATACCATTAATAAAAATTATTAATAAAGAATCGAAGTCAATCAACTGAGAATCTGAATCACTACTACTTCTTTCAAAACTTAATAGTTGAGAATTATAATAAAGTGGGAATCTAGTTCTAGATCCATCTTGATAATTTTGAACTGAATCAATATAATCTAGTTCACCAAATTGCCAAGATCCAAATGAATCTGTAAAGGTTTCTAAAACCGTCAATTCAAACTGAGAAACTGGGCTTGCTAGACCATAAGCAGTTACTAGACCAACTGGTTTAAATACATCACCTTTTTTAAATCCATATCCAGGTCTAGTAATCTTGAAAGATTTAACTACAAACAAAGAACTTAAAGAATTGATATCGGAAACTGATAGATAATTGTTAATAGTTATCCCCGCCGGCACCACTGCTCCACCAGCAGCAAGAAAAACTGAATTGTCATCATCATAAATTATTGAATTGATATTGTCAGTGTAGATAAAACTATCAAATTCATAACCTTGTGTATTTGAATTTCGCATTATCCAATTAATTCCATCAACTGAAGTGCCTATTTTTCCATTATTACCACCAGCAACATAACTATTGTTTCCAAATGCGAGAGTTTTAATACTATCAGTATCAAAACCAGAAGGTGTTGGGATCCATGTGATTGTATCTGTTGAGGTATTTAAGATTCCACCATAACCACCAGCAACATAGACATTGTTGCCAAAAGTAAGTGCATAAATGGGGTTGTTATTGCCAAAACTAGTAGTTCTTAAGGTCCAATTAATAGAATCTGTTGATGTGCCTAAGATTCCACTACCACCAGACACAAACCCACCAGCAACATAAGTATTGTTTGCGAAAGTAAGTGCATAAATGAAACTATTACCAAAACCAGAAGTTCTTCTAGTCCAACTAATTGCATCTGTTGAGGTATTTAAGATTCCACTAGCACCACCAGCAACATAGACATTGTTTGCATAAGTAATGGCAAAAACAGTAGAACCACCAATGCTAGAAGTTCTTAATTCCCAAGTAATTGCATCTGTTGAGGTATTTAAGATTCCACTAACACCACCAGCAACATAGACATTGTTTGCATAAGTAATGGCAAAAACAGTAGAACCACCAATGCTAGAAGTTCTTAATTCCCAAGTAATTGCATCGGTTGATGTAGTAATGTATGAATCATAAAAAGGTAAATTTGAGTCATATATCTCACCCGCCGCAATATAAATTCCATTTCCATATGATACTAAATTAGTATTTCCAATATCAATGCCAAACGTACCCGAATTATATGGAGAACTTCTTAAAGTCCAATTAATGGGTTCTAATTGCTCTTGATTACTTTCGCCAACTTCAACATTTAGTAATAACCCAACACCAGTACTTGATGTTGAACCAATTCCAAGTCTTGAAACGCCAGTAACGGATAGATTTTCATAATTTGGGGATGGTATGATAATAGTTGGATTTGTATAACCAGATCCTCCACCAGTAACAGTAAATGCCAAAGTTCCTCCTGCACCGACAGTTGCAGAAATAGTTGCTGCAGCGCCAGTATGACCAGATTCTGTTATTGCAATTGAAACTGGATTTCTATATCCAGAACCCCAATTTCCAGTAGTTCCAATTCCAATAGATGTAATAGAACCACCTGCACCAATAATCGCTGTTACGGAAGAACCAACTAAAGGAGCATATCCTAGACCAGAAGTAGAACCTAAAGATACAATCAATCCGCCTCTTGGGAGTTGATTTAGATTCACATCATTCTGTGAAATAATAATTGAACCATTAGATGACGTAATACCAGAAAATACTATACTACTTACACCAACAGTAGTATTTTCTAGAATTCTAAAGTTATTGTTTAGATTATTTTGAGTAGTTGGTGTTTGGAAGATACCATTAATAAGAACAATGCCGCTTCCTCCACTAGTTCCTAAACCAACTGTGTTAATTCCTTGTGAAGAAAGGGTATAACTTTGATCAATTCCGGTAAACTTTTCAGAAATGTTATCATAGACTTGATTAGAACTATAATCTTTTCTTAGAAAAACTCTACCATTAAATGAAGATCTTGCCTCAGGAAGATTATCAATATCAGGACCAATTTGATCCATATTGCTTCCTGTTGGGGGAGCAGTGAAGAAAATTTTATTTCCAACAATATTATATGAACCTCTATAGACGTTTGCTGTTGATAAATTATTATGTGAAGTTGCGGATGACCCAACAAATCCTCTTTCCACTTCAACCAATGGTACTGAACCAGTAAATGATATTGGTCCAAAAACTGTTGTCCCAAAACCAACATTATTCACTTTCATATATTCATCATCAACTTTTAGTAGATCTTCTACCGCTATTGAAGAAATACCACTTAAAGCAAATGTTGATGTTGTAAAACCAATTGAAGAATAATTATCTAATGTATGTGTGATTAATGAATATGCAATTGGATATTGAATGATATTATCGATAGAAATTATAGATTTTTCATTTTTCTTATACATTTCGAGTTGGTGAGCGTTACCCTCTCCAACAGAGGTAAAAGTCACATATATTCCTGCAAGAGCATAGTCTTTTCTTGTAGATATCTTAAACTTATCATTATTAATTTTATAAACATATACATCACTTGGTAAACGATTAGTCACAATCCCTGCAGAATTTAATGTTGAACCAATACCAACAGAAGTTTGACCGACACCCAAGAAAGTTGTTTTTGGTGTATAAATTAATCTTTCTCCAGTGCTGAAGAAATGATTTGGAATTGTAAATTCGCCAGTAGATAGATTTAATATGCTACTATCCGTTGGGTCAAATTCCTTCATAAAAATTGGATAACCTTGATATGTTAACTCAAAATCCAATCTGTTTATATTTTCACTATTGACAGAGTAATAATTTGCGGTATGAATACTTTCGATAATGTTTGCATATTCCAAATCTGATGGTTGATTAATTTTGTCGAGATACGTGTAAAATTTTTCATTGAAAGAAAGAATTTCAAACGTACCAGAAAGTGAAGTGTCTGGATAGAAGATTAAACTTGCAGTAGATCCAGATATACTTCCACCAAAACTACCAATACCAGAAGTACTTCCAATTGATAAAGATGGGTATTGAACTGTATAAGTCTCTGTACCATTAACAATCATCATAACTTGATGTAAGGCACTGGTATTACCAATACTTACTCTTACAGTAGATTTAACTGATGTAAATTCAGTCGTGTTTAAAGATATAACTGTAGATGCAGATGATACGTTGGAGTAATTTGCAATATAGTTTACAGTTCTCTCATAACCATCTAACTGACCTGTTTTTTTGAATCTATATGTTCCAATACCTGATGCAGTGGTATTGAAACCAATATTCTTACTTCTGATAATTACATCATTACTTGAAGTATTGGTATAATTTAATGTCAAAATACCACCAGAAATTGATGCGCCAAAAGAACCAATAAAATTGGAACTAAGTTCGCTATTAGAATCGATATAAAATTCCGTTATGTTGGTATCTTCTCCATTATGATCAACATAAATTTCTACATAATTCATCTCATCGGTATTTGTATCAAGAATATGAATATTTGAGTATATTGCTTCTAATTGACTTATATTTTTACTAACTAATGATGTTGTAATCCCAGAAGATACTGAAGCGTTAGAACCTATCAAGTCTATAAATCCTATCGAATATGTTCCAATCCCACTAAAAAATGTTGTGAAATTATCACTAAGAATTTTTATATTATAATCAATATTATATGGATCATATGGAGTAAATTTTAAATAGAAATTATTATTTTCATCTACATAACCATCAATATCACCTATTTGGTCTTCTAAATTGCTAATACTTGACTTTTCTAGAGTGTAAATATTAGTATCATCATTAATTACTACAATTTCAGTAAATTGAATCTGACTATTATCGTCACTTATAATTTGAACTAGGTATCTGTTATACTTATCGGATGGGGTAATTTCTAAAACGTTTGCAAATCCCTCAGATTGTGAGTCACTGCTTGAAAATTCTCCACTAATATCATCTATTGCAAGAACTCTATTAGTGCGACATTCGATATAATCTGCAAGTTTTCTATTTTTAAATTTTAAATATCTAGAAGAATTATTAATCGTGTCAACATCAGTAACAAGATCAAAATTATTGATAGTATCAACTCTCCTTTCGTCAATAATATCATAAAGAATTTGTAATGATTCACTTGCAGTAGTAGTTTCAACACCAACATTTTTGTCGATTGTGGTATCTGCAAAGTTTTTAAACCCGCTTGGATGTAAGATACTATTTACTGGGGTAACAATGTCAACCCATTCTTGGTTACTTTTTACAGAATAAGATAGAGTCTGGTAATAGTCGTTATCTGGGATGACCTGAGTATCTTCATCTAGTTTGCCAATATCATCAGACCAACCAATTCTTTGTGTAGATGCATAGTCAATATTAAAGTATCCAGTTGTTATTTTTACATCATCAATTGTTGCAATATTACCCGATTGAATACCACGAATAACATCGTTAGTGTTTATATCATAATTGCCAGAAACTTTAATATAATTTTGATTATCCTGAATAACTCTCAAATCTTGAAGTTCAAAACCAGTTTCATTTTGAACTGATAGATTTTCACCTATTATAAATGGTGAATATGTTTGTGTTACATCAAATACTGGATAATTATTATAATTTACAATATAACCATAAGATTCTTGAACTGTTTTGGCTATACCAACGTTGGTGGAAAGACCAGAAAGATTATATTCAAGTTTTCTTGTAAGTAATGTTCCACCATTTTCGTATGCTGTAATAGTAAAGAAATTATAACCATAATTTTCCGAGTTAAACCCATCACCATCATTACTATATTTTTGTATACCTTCTACAAATATTTTATCCCCAACAGTAAATGGTTCAATATCAAAACCACTTGAAGGTGTTACGAGATAGCAAGTAACAATTCCAGATGAAGAAGATGTAATCGTTTGAATACCTACGCCGTTAGTATTATTAATTGTTTTAATGTCCACTGGTCTTGATGGAAGACCTTTTGGACCTTGAACAATATTAACCGATATAATTCCCGTACCAGACAAGTTGGCAGTTAATAATCCAGAATCGATTTTTTCACCCGTTTCAGAATTTACAATGATTAAATCTGGAGCAGTTGTATAATTTTTGCCCCCATTTGATACAGATATATTCGAAATAGTATTAGAATCTTTGATGATTAAAAGTTTTGGTATGTTGGCAGTTGGTCTCAGAGTTTTGTCTGATGGGTATTCAAAACCTTCATTTAAAATTCTTGTTTGATTAATATTTCCAATGGAGGATGATTTAGCAATTAAGTATGCACCTTTACCGTTAGTAGAATTCGTTCCAGAAAATGATGGAATCTTATTAAACCCAACACCAGGAGATATAGTTCTAATTTTACTAACACCACCAGATGCAGTTGATGAATTTGTTGTATATTCTAAAGTATCACAGTCATTTGAGGTATAGTTAAGATTTTCTGGTAAATTAGGTAAAGAGATCTGGAACGTTGTTGTCCCAACTCCAGAAATCGAATAAAAACCATTATAATAACTATCAACAAAATTAATTTGAGAATAATTTTGAACTTCTTTGTCTGCAGTGCTAATGTAACCAGACTTTTCTAAATTATAGAAAAGTTGAGTAGGTAATTCGGAACTATAATTAATTGTAAGCGAAGCATTTGTAGAA